TTATTCATAAGCAGGTCTAATAAGACGTCCAATAATATTAGTCAGTCCGGTAAGATGCCCAGCTTCATGCATAGTATTCCAAAGAACCTCTTGAACTTGTTTTACTCGATTTTTATACGTGTCCGCATCAAACTGATTTTGCAAAGCTTGACCGTTTGCACGAACAACCGTTTCCGAGAGTTTTTCAATTTCATGCCGGGCTTGCTTATCCGTTAAATTCTTCTGTGAGTACCGGAACGCAATATCGGCAGCACCTTGTGCAAGCTGGAGTTTTTGCGCTTGTGGCAAGAAAGATAATTCTCGCTGACGCATAAGGTTCTCAGTAACTGACAATTGTGTACGCGCTTTGCTTTCCGCTATGTTCTGATTGTTAACAGCCATATTCGACACTTTCAGATTGTTATCGAAATCAGCGATAAGCTTGTCCAAAGCTAAGCGGGCTTCTTTCGTTTTGGCTTCCGTCTTCATTTGGAGTATTTGCGCCATAGCTTTTCCGGCAATGTATTTACCCTCGATACGCAGGTTATCCGCTTGTGCTTCCTTGACCTTGCGGTCGGGCATAGAAGACAACACGTCAATAGCACGGCCAAGTCCGGCAGTGATACCAGAATAATCAGCAGAGTAGGGGGTAGCAGTAGGCGGCGTAACACCTTGTGCAGATGGAGCGCCGCCGGAGGGGGCAGCACCAGAGGGAGCAGCACCAGCAGAACCCGACATTGTAGAAGCAGTTCCGGCAGAACCACCGTTCAACATCATGTAGGGATTAAGTCCGGCAGCCTCAAGACGTTCACGTTGGGCTGCTGGCGAATTGTATTCGTTCGTCTTATTCCACATATCCGTCTGAAATTGCTGTTGATTTTTAACCAAATCCCAATTATTTTGCTTCTGGTCTTCATAAAGCTTCCAAGCATTTTGCTTTGTATCGTCATAAAACTTCCATTGGTCGCCAAGTTGTTGCTGATACATTTCCTTATTGTACGCAACTTGTTTGTCAAACATTTTTTCATTAAATGCGTTGTTCATTTGCGCAATCTCTTTATTTGCAGCATTTTGCGCAGCGGTTGTACCAGCACCACCAATAAGTGACGCACCTGCACCGATTGCAGAACCAACGACACCAGTCATTGCAGCAGCTCCCATAATTGTATGATTTTTTCGTTCAACATAAGATTTTTAATTTTTATTTGGGCGTCCGGGCGGGCTTTCCGGCTCAAACATATTCGCTTCGCTCATACTCGCCTGCAATCCCTGACGCGCTTCACTACGTTACGCAATGATAACAGGAGGCGTCGTCCAAGACGACAGAGCGGTGTTCGCTCTCCCGAGCTCACGAGTTATAAATTTTTCCTTATCTCTCAAGATGTGCAAAGATAAAGTAGGGCTAAAATATCCGTTTATCAACCTGTACCAAAAATCGTTAAATATACGCGCGCGTAAACGCACACGCAAATTTAACAATTTTTACTACAGAACGCCAAACGTATATTTTTTCCCTGCATTGCTTTTTTGCACGTCTCGAAAGAAAAGGAAAAAAATATATTTAGGGTTCTTGAGTCGGGTCTACCTCATACTTAGCAGGCTGTTCGGTCTGCTGTTCGGCAGCGGCGGCCGCTATCATCTCATCCTGTGAACTCATCAGATATTGAGACCATGCCATCAGCTCAGACGGCGACTGTATAAACCGTGATTTCACAAAACTACACAATTGGTCGTCACTCAATTTAGAACGCAATTCACGCATTTTAGGTTCATTCACAGAAAGTTTCTCAAAGTGAGCAACCAAGCGCTCTTTACTCATGCGATCCAATCGCTGTTGGTTGAACAGCATATAAATATCAGAACTACAACGAATAGATTTCACGCCGTTTACTTCATTTTCTTGAATAACAAATTCATTAACAGGGGATTGTTCCAAAAACTCACTTTGTCTAAGCTCTTTGCTAGAAACATTATAGCAATGAGATTTACACTCAACTGGAAAAACTTCACGTTTTGTACACCACATAGTAAAATATCTTTATAAATTAGTAAATATGTACGATTTTGTATAAAATATGTATAATTTTATACGCTAGTAAGGTAATCCATCCGTATCAAGATTACGGACAACCTTAACATCAAAGAAAGTGCTACACAAAAATTGGTCAGTATCTATCGAAGAGTCAACACTAACCGCAAATAAGGTATCCAAACAGTTAGGATTAACTTTAAACATTGTATAATTAACCGGAAAGTCCGGGGTTTCTACGCTAAAATCTTCATATCCCAATTGATCCAAAATAGACTGATTACCATAAGAGATAACCCAATTTTTAAGGGTAGTCTTAAAGGCACCCATAGAAATATCAACATCCGTTTTATAGTCAATATAGCGGGGAGCATAACCTATAATTTTTGAGGCATACTGACTATTGCCAAGCACGGCCGGGTTAAACATTTTAAACAGTGGAACAGCTTCCATGCCAACACGGTCAAATTCTGGTATAGCATAATCCGCAGCATTAATACGCATAAATGAATTATTCACAAAATCAGACGTATAGTCAAGAAGAGGCAAACAGTGGTAAATACAAAATAGCATACCATAACGCGTAACAGATGGAAATTTAATATAACCGTCAGAAGTACCAGTACCTTTACCAGCAATGTCAGCCGCGAACGACTCAGTAATATTACTATTTACAACCTCGTTGATGTCAAGACTTGAAGCAATACCACCGAGATAAGTAGAGAGCTCCGAAAAACCATCAGAAGCAGAAACACCCCAGTGTTTCTCTATTTGGTCTTTATAATCTTTACTACCCGATTGAGTGATTTCTTTCCATTTTTGTAAAAATTCAGCTTGACGAAGCGCAAGAATAGAAAATTCCGTTGGAGAACCAGCTACAGCATCAGAAGTTTGAACAATAGCAGTATCACCATATTGTTGGCGAGGTACAACACCATGGAACAAATCCTTTTGCCAATTACAATAACGCAAATCAAAGAAATTATAATTTTCCTTGAAAGACGACAAAGTAGCATCCGAGAAATCTACTTTCATATTATCACCAGCAAGATAATCAACATTAAAAGTAGACGGAGAAATTTTTTCCCATTGGCTATCACGATAATAGTCCGCGTATATCTTCTGATATCCAAGCAAACCAAACAAATTCAATTCCAAATTAGCCATTAACGGTTTTTCAGACCAAGAAGATTTAACAAAAGATGAGAAATTACCGTATCCAAGATATTCAAGTAATTTTATAGTACCGTCTACACGTGGATAATTAAAATAGTTCTTACCGTAATATTGCTCAACATCAGCCGACATCTTAGAAACGTAATCAGCAATAGACTTACAATCCGTATAAGGCATATCTCCATTAAGTGCAAAAGGTTTGGTAGAGTCAAGAGATACAGCATGTTGGGGATTATCATACATTTGCGTCAACGCCGTATTAGCCTTGTTCCAAAGCAAATCATAAGGCACAAAAAAGAAATCGTAATACTCACGCATACGGGCGAATGCAGCCGTATTAATAGGTTGTGTACGGGTAAAGGATTTAAGATTAATTTCAAAGCTATCACCAGGTAAAACCTCTTTACACCATATAGGCAATAGTTCACCAGCTTTAGCCGTAAAATTTCGTTTCGTAGAAAGGTCGAAACCATTTCGAGAAGTCTTGTTTCTAAGACTTTTTAGAGACATAATATTTGCCATAACAACACAATTAAAGGTTAATACTATTTATTTTCATTAATGAAAATCTTATTTAAATCATTCAGTTTCTTATGCTTGATACGGTCATTAAACAATTTAGATACCTGCGTAGAGTATTGAGAATAAACAGGCGTCTTCTTAAATAATCTCATATCCATATAAAAATTATCATAGAAGTAGGGGTATATAGTGTTTTCCCATTCGTCAGACAACAAATCACCATCACCGTAGAAATCTTCATTTTCAAAGAAAAGCTTTTGAGACTCGAAGAAATCAGTAAGATGCATATAATCCAATTGACTATAAAAATCTTCAATAAGCTTCAACTTACGTTGCCGCTCCGACAAGGTGGGTCTATCGCAAACAGTATATAAGAAGTGCCTAGAAAGGAGAAGTTCACCGTAGACACGATGGGCATACCTATCAAATTCAACACTATCCAACGGGAAATTAATTACTTCCCAATCATAAAAATACTTACAAAGGTCATAAAGTTGTCGTTGGTCATACAAAGCACCACTATCAAACAACTCCAAACAATAAGACGACTTATTCAGATGGAACAGATAAACAAATGTAGCTATTTCTTTCGCCAACGCGAATGTTGTTTCACAGGACGGGAATAGATGCCGCGCTGTATCATAAATTCGGTAGCTATAAGCACGTTCGTGTGCAGATTTATCAATGTATCCTCGACATTTGGGATAGAAGTAAGAGTAAGCCGACCGCCAGACATCAAACTCTTTATATTTTCCATTGAGCACGAGGCTTCTTTTAATAAAGTCATGAGGGGTAAGCGCATATACTTTCGAGCGTTGACCTTGCAAAAAGCCTTGACCCAGCCTTTGAGAATGTAGGCAGAATGGACAGACGGAACGCATTTTAAGAATTTCGGGTAAATACACACTGCTGTTAACATAACCCGCAACGTATGATGAGCACTTTCCTTCGGAAACTTGAACGTCGATACGACCAAACGGCCATGCTTCAGATACAGCCTCTGAACATATTTGTAAGACTTCTTTTGAGTTGAGGAATAATAAGAGATGATAATGCGGGCGGAAGTGTACGGGGCCGTATTCACCAACGGCATAGTAACGCACTTTCTCTTTGGGCAATCGTTTAGTAACATAGTAACGTAATCTTTTTAAAAATAATTGTAAATCAGTTTTTCTAAGATAGGGGATAGAACCACATAGATTAAACTTCTGTTGAAGTAATTTTAATCGCGAAACCTCACAATCAAATTCGCCGAGACTTTCACCCGTCTCAAAGTCTACCAAATCATAACGACAAAATAAATCAGTATCCGGGTCACCATTAATACACACAGGAGTAGCAACAGGCAAATAATCAGGAGCGTAGGTGATAGTAACAAAAACGGTATACATAGAACAATAGCTTTCTAAATCGCATTGAAACGAGTAACGGGAATTTTTAGCAAGAACACAAGCTTTGCACTTTCCACAAGGAACAGTCATACACTCATGCGTATAAGGATTAACTATCCTTCGAGGGTTGAGACACTTACAAAAAGGGTTAAATAGCGCCATTACTTATAATCAACATCAACTTTTGTACTATCCACAGAGGTAGCCTGCGACTGTTCTGTAGATTGAGAACTGTTCATATTGTTTTTACTGATACTCATAGACATAGTACATGAAATACAAAGCCATAAGGCGGCAATCGCTAATACCGCCTTGACTATAATCTCAAGAGTTTTGTAAATTTTCTGATTGTCCATAACTGAAATATTTAAAGGTTAATAATCAAATGTTTCATAGCTTAAAAAAGTCCAACCAAAAGCACGGGCATAAGCCTTAAAAACGTTAGAGGCTTCAATAAGTGAACAATCCTTGAATGTTTTCACATGGAAACGGTCTTCAAAATCCAT